AACGAACCAGAGAATACTTCTCCCGTTGATGCGGTCACATTAAATGTCTCCCCTATTTTTAAATCATTTGCGGCATAAACTAAACCTGTATCTGATACTGTCATATGACCAGTTCCTACATTGAGGGAAGTGGAATTTATAGAACTTACAGTAGAAATTGAACCTAGAGTATTAAAAACACCGTCATTGCTAATCGTTAATTTAGGTGTTCCCTCTTCAGGAATAATATTTAATCCATTAGCAGAAATAATAGATTTTGTTTGTAATTCTAAAGCACCAATATCAAATCTACCTAAATTCTTCGTGTTATTCACTCTTACGTTAGGACCCATATTAGTACTCATAAATAATTTGATTTGGTTAACTACACCAGGATCAGGTTCAATTCTCGTTAAAGTAGCAGCTACCATACTTTATTATACACTATCCTAAGAATATATATTATACAAAAAAAATAATTCTAGAAAATATGTGCCTGAACATTTATATTTCCTTTAGGATCTGTAAGATATGTAAAATTTGCTACTGTATTTGAGGGTAACCTTATTTTCTTTTTTCCATTCATGGCAAACACAATATTATATATAATATGAGATGATTTAATTATTAATTCTGAATCAGTCTGATTACAAATTTGTACTACTCCATTTTTTGGGGGTTTAATAGGTAATTCTATATAACCAGTACTAGGTTGTTCATAATACGTAGTAGTATTAATAATTGAGGTATTAGTAATTTTGGTTTTAATATTTTCTACTGTCGGTAAAATTCCTTTTTTTAAATCTACTTTTTCTGGTAATATAGATTGTATAATTGGTTTTTCTGGTAATACAGATTGGTTAACTGCTTTTTCTGGTAATACAAATGATATAGATCCTTTTTTACGTGTTGACTCAGATAATGAACTTAATTTTAATGATGATGTATATGTAAGATCATCTGGTATATTTAATATGTAAATAGTAATACATACTACACCATCTCCTCCATTACCGCCTCTACCATGACTATTTGACAATGTATGACTTGAACCACCCCCACCTCCACCACTTCCATAAATACCATTCCCGCCATTTCCTGTAATAGTTCCTGAACTAGAAAATCTATTTCCACTACCACCCCCTCCTCCACTCCCCCCATATCCAAGTGTTCCTGTTCCATCACCGCTATCGGCATATTGATTTACTATACCACCTAAAGCTCCATTACCTCCATTACCACCTTCAGCTCCTACCGAGTCATAATAAACAGCCTGGGGATCAGAAGTTCCAGTATTAAAAATACAACCAGCTCCTCCACCGCCACCTGGCGCACTATTAATACCAGAAAATCCTGGAGATGAAATGACAAAACCAGTATTATTAGCAGTAGGGGTTCCAATTCCTCCTGAATCGCCTCCGTTTCCTCCAGAAATATTTATTAATCCACCAGATGCTGACCCTCCAATACCACCAGGATTAGTTGTATTATTTCCAGAAGGATATAATGAGGTATTATATTTTCCCCCAGTTCCTCCATTACATTTTATATTTAAACTTAACCCATCAGAAAATGACGATAAAGTACCAGGAGAACCATCAGAATAATCACCTCTTGTACCACCTTGTCCAACTGTATAATTAAATATTGTTTGACTAGAAATATTAATATTATTTGATGTAGAAAAGCCACCAGCACCTCCACCACTACCACCAATACATCCTTGTTGAGGATTTCCGGAAATAAGTACTACTCCTGATCCGCCTCCTCCACCGCCACCGATAACTGTTACATCATAACATGTAGCCCCTTTAGGAAGAGAATATGTATATGTTCCAGGCACTGTTTGATTAATTTGTACACTTGTTTTACTAAGAGTTTTTGTAATAGATGGGTCAGAAATTAAATTATTTGAGCCACTAGATTTTGAAATAATGAAATAACTATATTCAATATCATTTTCAATTGTTAATTCAGTTGAACGTTCAAACCCATCTGCTATTTTTATTAATACATCGTTTTGATAAATAAGAAAACTTGATACAGGTAAACATGTTTCGTTTTGTTCCCAAAATAATGTTACAGTGTTAGAATTACAATTTGCTGATATAAACGTAATAACTGGAGAAAAAGGTCTTACAGCACTAATAGTAGTTGTATCTTCAGGTCCAGTTGTATATGGCCATTTATTTCCACTATTAGACATTGTATATCTTTGTCTAGGATACCAAGTTGGTGTTCCGTCATTCCAACATAGATCCTGAATTCTACCTGGAACATTGGAATCAGTAGTAGGATTACATAATTGTTGTGATAAATGTTGTTTTGTGAAACCAGTACAAATATCTTCTTGAATAGAGCAAATTAAGACTCCTTCATCTTGTATAACAATTGGGTCAGGTTTTGCCTCAGAAGGTACTTCAGGAATAAAATTATCATTATTTGAAGGAATAGGATTATTCGGTTGAGGAGGAATCACTATAATAGTTCCTCCCCCTCCTGTAGATGGTAAAGCAGGATAATTATTTTTATCAAATTGTAAACAAGTAACTGGTAATAAAGTAGGACCTAATGGTAATCTCGTAATAGAATCAAAAGCAATATTAACTTTCCCAACACGTTTTAAAGAAGTTATATTGGGATTAGTATAACCACGAGTAGATTGCGTTGCCCATGTAGTATTACGATTAGTCCATTGACCTTGAGCAATTTTAGAATATTTCATATTCTTAGTTAAATTACCACTATTAGCCTTGTATTGTAAAATATTTCCTTTATTTAACATATCCAACTTTTCTTTTAATTCAGAAGCAATAACTAATTGTTTAGAATATGGAACTCTAACCAAATCATCAGGATTAACAGAGTAAGATGTAACAACAGAGCATTCATTTTGTACTCTAGACCAAGCCCTGGGAGGACGTGGTAAATAACAATTACTATTAAAACAAGACATCTTAATATATCCACTTTTAAAAAAGTGGAGCAAAAAATATTATTTTTTTATTTTCTGGGTTTTCTTGATTTCCTAGATTTTCTTTTTATTCTTTTTGATTTTTTTACTCTTTTTGTTCTTTTACCACCATAATAGCCGGCAATGTTTTTCTGTAATTCAGTTGATAAAGTAGTTAAAGGATATGTTCCCATTTTAGAAATATGTTCAAAAGTATAAACTTTATATCCATTTAATGGATTAATACTTACTGAAAATGGCTGATTAGGTTTATCATTAAATATAAAATAGGCCCTATTATTATCGGGAGAAAATCTGGAAAATGTTCCAATTTTGCGTATGTTACCATTTGCTAAAAGAAATCGTCTACCACGATCCTGTTCAGTTAAAGTAATAGGAGTAAATTCACTTAAATTTATTGTTTTATACCATTCAGGATTTGCCATCTATATAATATAAATATAATTTACTAAATATTTATAAAACTGATTTAAAAACAATATCATAGTATGATTAATATAAAATGTTAACTCGTAGATTATGTACGGTAAATACAATGTTAAAAACTTCAGCATTGAATGTTTTTGAAAAATCTTGCTATCATAAGATTGATTTTAAAATTAATGAAGAAGCTTCTGTAAAAGATGCTGTAAATCGTTTTACCGCATTTAATATTGGTTGTTTAGCAGTTACAGATAAAAATAATAAAGTTGTAGGAGTATGTTCAGAGAGAGATTTTATTTCAAAGGTTTCCTCATATGAAAAAGATTTGAAACAAACAAAGGTTAAAGAAATATGTACATATTCTCCATTAATAATAGCTAAAAAGACAGATTCTTTGGAAACATGTATGAATAAAATGATGTTCAAAGATATTCGTCACTTACTTGTAGTAGATGATAAGAATGAAGAGTTTGTAGGTATTATTTCAATAAAAGATTTAATTAAAGAAATAATAAAGAAGAATGATGATAAAATTACAAGATTAAGTGATTTTAAATTAGGTAAAGGTGCGTTTTTTGGTAGTGAATAAAAAATATTATTTATTTTATTATGGATTAAAGGTATCTTCAGTTCCGTAGAAAAACCATCTTAATGATAAATAATTATTATTTTTGATATTTATACCATTGGAGCCTTTCATATTAGTGTTAGGGCCTCTTTTAACCAAATTACTAATAGAAGCAGTTCCTAATGCGTAATTATAATACCATAAATTAGATATATAACCGGCAAATCCACCATTGGGCGCAATATAAACATTTCCATAGTTTTGTTTAGGAACACCATGTAAATTATGACTTTTGATGATTGTTCCATTAATATAAACATCAATAGTACTATTTTGGCATCTAATAATTATATTAACCCATTTATTAAGGGGAATATCGTTAACAGTAATTTTTTCATTAATGACATTAAATGTATTCATAAAAATAATTAAATCATTTGTATTAGGAGCAATATAAACTCCAGGTGCGTTATTCGGGAAATTTAACCCTAATGAATCAGAATCATTAGGATTGGATGAAAAATCATTGCCTTTATAAAAAACACATTTATATTTACCAGAATTATAAGTTAAATCATCAATATAAATCCATGTTGACCAAGTAAATTCAATACCGTCGTTAGCATTAACAGACCTAGAAATAGGGATTGCTCCTTCAATTGAAGGATCTTGATTAATAACAATTAATTGTTTAGCATCAACCATTCCATTGATAAGTTTTGGTGAATTAGAAGGTGATAAATAGTATCCTAAAATAGAAATTCCTAAACGAAGTAAAACAATAAAAACAAATAAAACAAGGAGTAAAAAAGCTACTTGTGCTACAAGACTATTGGAATCAAGAAAATCTTGTGTTGAACTAATATATTTATTTGTATTAAATTGATTAAATGTTGAACCAGAGCTAGTATTCATATTATATATATTATACTTTTAAAAAAAGTATAATAAATGTTAAAATTAAAATAATCTTATTTAAAAACTAAAACTAGAATCCTCAGTATCACCTTCCATTAAAGAAACCTTGACAGTATATTTGCCAAATAAATTACCTAATAAACTACCACCATATCCAGATTTGTAAATATTCCAAGCTTTCTGTGGATCGCATGAATCAGGCCAATATTGGAATTTTGAGGTCCAACCTGAAAATCCACCCATAGGCGTAACATAAATAGGAGCAGATGAATCAATCTTAGCAACCCCCGGTAAAACACAGGTTCTAACTAATTTACCATCAATATAAATATCTAATGAGCGTCCATAACAACTGACCAATAAATTACACCATCTTTGAATAGGCACATTTGCTACAGGGCAGTTATGAACAATAAAATTGGAACCATCTGTAGGTTGTTCATCTAAACCAGGATAGACCGCTAAAGAAACAACAATATTATTTTGAAGTGGGCCTAATACAACCGATGGACATGGTTCTTTATCAGAAGCTCCAGAGGTCATACGTCCAAAAATAACTTTAGGTTCACCATAACGATAATTCCAATCATCAATAAAAAACCAAATAGAATATGTAAAATTACTAGTACTACTCTCAGATGAAGAAGATGCTAAATCAGTTGGCTCAACTTTTTGCATAGTTTTGCCCGATATAAGACCAGATAATGTATTTACATCTTTTGTAACATATCGTATAACAATAACTAATAAAACAATAATAATTACAAATAATATTATATTTTTGACTTCCATTATATTATACATTTAGAAATTTTCTATTTTATAAAAATATTAAATACTATTTTTTACTTCGTTATAAAAGGTATAATTTTATTTGTATTTTCAGGTATTATTGGAGGATTTTTATCTTTTAATGAATTATATAATTTATAAATAGTCAAAATATCAATTGGATTTTTAAAATACATTAAATTTGCTATATTTCCACTAATACCATTTTCTGCCCCAGTAGTTAACATATCATATTTCATATATGGAACAACTTCAATAGCAGATTTAACCAATTTGCCATTGTAAAATACATCTAAAGTTCCGCCGTTAAAGTTTAAAACAATATGATTCCATTTTTGTAGCAATACATCAGGATGTTTATAAATAATTCTATTACCATCAGCGTCTATTTCATTACTAAAAGGCATATCTTTAACTTTTTCAATTGTATCTTTAATCTTATCTTGAACATTTGTCCATTTTTTACCAACTGATTCAACGGAACTATCTTGTAAAGAATATTGATTATAAAAATTTTCGTCCGTTTTTTGCTTCATGGTAATATATAATGTGTTATCTTTGGAACTATATTTAATAGCAGGATTATCACCATAAGAAAGTATTGGCACTATTTTCAAATAAGAAGAATTAGTACTTGGAGGAAAAGAATCTAAATAAAACCAAAAAGATAAAGCATATTGATAATCAAATTTATCATTTCCCGTTAATGATTGATACGCTGCTATATTAGATAAAATATCTGTTGGAATAGGTTGATTAATTAATTGTTGACCTCCTTGTTTTAATATTTTGTTTGTAATATAGGAATGAGCATATAATATCCAGAAAAAATAGGAAGATAATAATAATAATGATAATCCCAACATTTTTAATTCAAATGTATTAGGGGGCTTAAAAGCACTCTCAGTTCCTGGAGGACCTTTTACTATTCCAAAAAATTTGCCTAAGAAATTTAGTGAACTAATTAGTAAACATGGAATATATAAAATTGTATTTAAGAACAAACGATAATATGGATTTCTATCTAAAAACCCACCAGCGTTTGCTAATTTATAAATAATACCTAACATTCCACAAAATAATAATAAATTAAAAATAATGTGACCCCATGAAGAGGGTTTTGAAGCATCTTGATCAAAAACACCCATGAATTTCAAAGAATAAAATATTAATAAACTGGATAACCCAATTGAACCTAGAATATATAAAGCTCTTATTATTAATGATAAAACTCCAGGTTCATTTTTAAGTAAATTAGCTTTTGAGGGATTAGCTAGATAAAATTGATAAATAGTAATCATTATCATGAAAATTATTCCTACGAATAATGTAAAAAAAATAGTTGGTCCACCATAATTAGTCATAATATTCCAAGGATTAACAAAATACAATAATACAACTAAAAATAAAAATACAAAAAATATAGCAGTATATTGAGTTCTTAGAGCAAAAATGTTTTGAATATTATTAGGCAATCTATGTAAAATAAGATTGTCTTTATTCTTACCATTACTATAAATAGATATAGTTATTATTAAAAATAATATAATTATAAAGAAATTGAATATCATGGCTGTATTATTTTCAGGTGGCTTGTCAGAAAAAATACCTCCTACAGCTAACATAGAAAAAAATCCTGCTAAACCAATGATTAAACTTGTAATTATTATTGCGGGTAAAAACCATGGTTGTGTTGCCATTGAGAATGTAGATAACCATGCTTTTTCTGGATTAGATAAAAAAATTACAACCTCTTTAATAATAAAAGCAAAAAATAATAAAATAGGCCCTGTTATAAAAATTTCATACCCCAGTATTTTATTAAATCCATTTGGATTTGTAAATTTTAAAATTAGAATTAGAATAAAAAATAAAAATAGACAAGCTGTAAAAATATCATATGAAACTAAAAGTTGTTCTAAAGATTGAGTTTTTTTTATATTAGGGGTTTCCATATTATTATTATATAATATTTATTTTCTTCCTTCGTTGTAAATAATCTATAGTTACTTCCTTCGTTGTAAATAATCTATAGT